AAGGCAGAAGTAAGTGATTATGAAAGGTTAATAGCCGAGCAAAAAGAACAAATCAAATTGGCGGAAGAGTATGTAAAAGAAATGGCTGCCATGGGCTTATATGTGGGAAATCAAGAAGATTTTGAAAAAGCCAAAAAGAACATAGAGGACAAAAAAGAAAGACTTAAGGAATTAGAAGAAGAGCTAGAAAAACAACAAGAAATTGAAGATGCAAACAACAAGCTAATACAGCAAGAAACCGAGCTTGCAGAAAAAAGAGCAAAACAAAAAGAGCGAGATGAAAAAGCACAGGAACATATCGACAGTGTAACAAAAGCATTAGCAGACCAACTAGAAGCCATGCGGGTAAACGCAGAGCTTAGAAACGAAGAGGTAGACACAGCAGAAGAGCTAAACGCATACATGAGTGCGTATGTTGACCTAGTAGTAAAATCAAATGGGCTTGTAACAGAAAATAATACCGTAGCAAAAAACATGCTCGGTACAATAGAAGAGATGGCAAAGGCAGAGGCAAAGAAAACAAAATCACTAAAAGAACAAGCCGAGCTAAAAGAAGCGATGAAGGAGTTTTATGACTTCCTTGGCGAACTACAAGATGAATTGAGCGAGATTGACTTTTATAAAAATCAAATAAAAGAACTAGAGAAGCGTAAAGACGATGCGATAAAATTAAAAAACATAGAAGCAGATGAAAAATTAAAGATAGAAAAAGAGTTTGCGGAGGCGAAGGCAAAGCTTGATGAAAAAATAACACAGCTTGAAAAAGAACAGCAACGAGAACGCATAGATAACTACATAAGCATTGCGAAAGAGTTTGCGGACGAATATGCAAACGCAATGAACAACATAACACGCTTAGCGAGCGAGGGCGTAGAAGCAAGGGCATACCTTAGCACAAAAGAAGCCGAGAAAATGTACAATGACGGCGAGATAGGATACGAAGAGTACCAAGAAAAACTTTCGGACATAGAAAAAGAAAGTGCCAAGCAAAGATATAAAATAGCGATGTGGGAGTGGGGAGTACAGTTGGTACAAGCCATAGCAAACACAGCAGTGGCGGTTAACAAAGCATTGTCAAGTTCGGCACCACCGCTTAACTTTATTTTAGCAGGACTTGTAGCGACAGCAGGAGCGGCACAGACAGCTCTTATTACAGCAAACAAGCCAGTCGCCCCTTCCTTTGCTACAGGTGGAATAGTCGGAGGCACGAGTTACACAGGCGACAGGGTGCAAGCAAACGTGAACAGTGGCGAAATGATTTTGACATACGCACAGCAAAAAAGATTATTTGATATAGCCAACGGATGGCGAACTGGTGGCAATGTGCAAGTGTTTAATTCCGCAAGCAATGATGTAAACGTTAGACCAGAGATAACACCAGAGGGAGTGCGGATCTTAATACGAAAGGTTGTGAATGAAGATATGGCAAGTGGGCGATATAACAAAAGCTACAAACAAATGCGAGGCGGACTGAACGGAGTACGCTTGACGAACTAAGGAGTTGACATGGTACAGTGGGCAGACGGAGTAAATAACAAAGCATACGGCATGAGTATAGGCGAGGTCGATAATATAATCTACACAGAGTTTGAAAGCGGTAAAGCACGAACAAGAAAAAGAAACAGCATTGCAAAAGGTAGGTATAGTTTTTTATTATTACTAGATGACCTTGGACAAGACAGCGAGTATAAAAAGTTTTTACATTGGTGGAAGTTTACTTTGCAAAGTGGTGCGCAATCTTTTTTGTTTCCGAACCTTGACGGCAAAGATGAAGATACCGAGTACAGAGTAGTAGAGCCTTTTGAAGCAGTCGGACAGCGATGGAAAGAAGTGAGCCTGAGCGTGGAGGAAGTATGAGCCTAGAAAAGTTACTACAAAAAAACGGAGCGTACTCTTTACCTTTTCTTGTTAAAATATCCAATCACGGAGATACAGAAAGTATACGAATTGTGAACGACGTGAATGATGTTGTGTACCAAGGGCAAACATACACAGCGAGTACTTTTGAATTTACACCTAATAGCGATGTACTAGGATTAGATGGCGGTGGAAGGTTAAGCATAACAGTAGTTGACAATAATTTAATCGAGCTTATAGAAAGCAATTATAATTTGAAAATAGAAGTACTAGGGATATTATTAGATAACAAAGTAACACCGTTAGAAAATTTTAGAAGCTTATATGGGTCGGTAACATGGGACGGTTTGACGGCAGAGTTTGACTTTGAGCCAGACGACAGAATGAACATGACTTTTCCTGCTTTAATATTTAACCACTATAACAACAGGGGGAATATGTGAGATATGACGATTTGCTTAGCGTACCATATTTAGAGAAAGGCAGAACAAAAAAAGGCATGGACTGTTATGGCTTAGTGCTTGAGTGCATGAGCCGAAGCGGTAGGAAACTAAAAGACTTTGAAAACTTAGCATATGTACCGAGCGAGCAGTTGAATGAATATGTTGTGAGCCTTGGAGCGAAAGAATTAGATGAGCCGAAAAACGGATGCTTGGTGCAATGTGTTTGGGAAGGGCGATTGCATATCGGTTATGTATTAGACAAGGCGACTTGTTTGCATATGACCAACAAGGGTGCGAGAGTATCTCCTTTGATTGCTTTAAGAGAAAAGAAATATTTTGAGGTGGGCGAATGAAAGCGACAGTATACAGAGGCATTGGCGACAAGCATGAGCTGATACCATTTGAAGCGGGAAAAACGATTGCGGAATGTTTTGACTTTGACTTATCTAATGCGGTTATATTAAAAAACGGACTCATAGCAAACAAGGACGATATACTTGCAGAGGGCGATGTACTCTTAATAAGAGACATTCCATTGGCACCTCTTGCGATAGCCGCAGCGGTCGTAGCGTTTCCATTTGTAGTTATTGGCATAGATAAAACTGTCGGGCTTGTTAAAGACATACAAAAAGCAAAACAGACGCAAGCGGATGCAGAAAAACTATCCAAGAGTTTGAAGGACGAAGTTAAGAACATACCGTATTTGCGAGGTGCTCAAAATCAAATAGCATTAGGACAAACACAGCCTTTAATCTTAGGACAGCATTTATTCACACCGTACCTTGCGACGGGGACGTTTAGCAAGATAGGTGGAGCAACAGGCAAAGACCAATTTTTTCACATGGTGCTACAGGCAGGTTTTGCAAAAACAGTTATTAAAGAATTATCTTGCGATGATGTAGTATTAAAAAAATGGGATACCGACGAGCCACAACAAGGAGTATATAACTTTGACAGCGGAATTTTTTATGACGATAAAAATAAAATCGAAGTAGTACAAGACGGCAGTCCTTTCACAACGGCAGAGTTTAATAAAGTAATTCATACTGAAACACCTAATACAACGATAGACAAAGCAGACAGTGAGAATTACCCAGTAGGCGGGTATGTTTTTACCTTACCAAAAAACACAATGGCGGTAGAGTTGTGTATCTTGTTTAGAGGTTTGATTTGCTATGCAAGCGATGGAGCAAAACTAAAACGAACCGTTAAAATTTATCCAGAATATAAGATTGGCAACGGAGCTTGGACACGGTTTACATTTGACCAAAACGGGACAGCATCAAATACTTTTTCATACATGAGCCTTGAGCAGATGAGATTTGTAGCAAGGAAAGAGTTTAGTTTTAACGAAGTGAAAGACGTTAGCGAACCTATCCTTGTTCGGTTACTTTGCGACACAGCACGATATGAAGGCAGTGCAAGAGATGATGTTTCTTTACTTTGGATACAGTCAGAAAAATATGACAAAGAAAAATCTATAAATAATTTTGTACCAGAAGAAATAGTCGGAAGTACAGAACGAGCTTTATCTAATCTAGTCGGGCTAAAAATAAAAGTTACAGAAAGCAATCAAGACAAACTAAATAAAATAAATATGGTATTGCAATCGGTAGCCAAGACATGGAACGGTAGTGAAAACAAAGAGCCTACAAGAAACCCAGCAAGTTTATTGCTAGAGGTTTTGACGAGTGATACACACAAGGCATCGCAGATTAAGGAGTCGGAAATAGACTTAGACTCATTTGGTGAACTGTACGAATACTGTGAGGAAAAAGGTTTTAAGTTTGACATTGTTTTGACAGAGGGACAAACGAAGCAAGAAGTTTGTGAAATGATTTTAGAAAGTTGTAATGCAATACTTTACAAAAGTATCACAGGTTTGATGACAGTAGCGATAGACAAACCGAAAGAAAACGCTATTGCTTTATTTAACAGCCAAAATATTTTAAGCATTGATAACAAAAAAAACATAGAGCGGAAAGCAGACGGTATAAAAATAAATTACATATCACGAGCGGGCGGGTATGTAAACAGTAGTTATCTTGTAATGAGAGATGGACAAGCTCGGACAGCAGACTCAATTTTGATTGAGCTAAACACGCAAGGCATGACCGAGTATGAACATATCGTCAAGTACGCACGCAAGCTTTTAGCATCGGAGCTTTTACAGCCAAAACAAACGATTATCGAAGTAGGTAAAGAAGGAATTTATTACACACCGTTAAGCAAAGTTTTGTTACAACATGACAGTTTGAAGGTCGGCAAAGGAAACGCAGAAGTAAAAAGCCTTATCGTTGATGACTATAATGTTGTCGGCTTAAAACTTTATGAGCCAGTGGAGTATGACGAGAACGAAACAAACGGCATGATAATTGTCGGAGCACAAAACGGAGCCCATGTTTTTTATTCACTGAAATACACAGCATTAGAAAGCTTTACAGACACCGTTGAATTAGTAGAGCCTATCCCATTAAGTGCAAGCAACAAGCCACAACAGGGCGATATTTTATCGTATGGACTTATTGACGGAGAGTTTGCGAAAATTACAACCGAGATGTTAATCATCGGCAGTGAGCCAACAGAAAATGGGCATAGGCTAACATTGGTAGATTATAACGAAGCAGTGTATGAGACGGGAGCAATACCAGCGTATGAGCCAAGCTTTACCACAAGTACAAACTTTGAAGCGACCAAGCCAGTGTTAGACGGCACACCTCCACCACCAACGATGGACGAGCTACAAGAGGTGAATTCTGGTGTAAACAACAGTATTGAAAGCATTGTAAATGGTACAGCTGACGTTGGTAGACCAGACCAAATAGAAAACATTAGAGCGACTGCTTCTAGGGACGGTATCTCTTTTTGTTGTGATATCCTTAGCGACGGTTTGAAAAATACTTTTGGTAGAATAGACTGGGAAATAAAAGCAAGCGGTGAACAATGGTCTAGTGCAAGAAAACTATCCACTACTGTTTTTACTGGTACATATAACTTTGATAGAGTTAGAGATGGCTATCCTGAAAAAGATGCAGTTGGCTTATGGGAAGTGAGGGCTAAAGCGGTTAATGGCTATGGTTTTGAATCAGAGTTTTACAGTGCAGTTGCGGTTGTGAACGCTGATGGTTACGGTACTTGGATACAAGAGAGTCCAACAGTTTTTAATGTACAAAGTGCAAACCGAGCAGTCAACATAAGTTGGCAAAGACCAGTTAATAATTTAGGCAAAGAGATTTACGGCTTGAAGTATTATGAGATACAAATAAGCAAAAACGGCACAAACTGGTATAAGCCTGCAGTAAACAAAACAGGCAAGGATAGCGAAAGCGATTGGTACAATGGCACAGGACAATTACGGAACGACAGTTCAAACTACACACAGAGCCTTCCCTTGACTGGACAAACCATGAGTATGCCAGAAAACACGACATATTACTTTAGAGTGCGGACGGTAGGTGAAACCAACACGTCAAGTTGGAGTGATACACAAACAGGCATAGCATTAGCGACAGGCATTGGCGACGTTGTAGCAAAAGCAATCAAGACAGAACAGTTAGCAACTGGTGCGGTGACAACAGAAAAATTAAAAGCCGGTGCGGTTACAAATGTAAAAATAGATGATGATGCAATAACAACAACTAAAATTGTAAACGATGCTATTGTAGAAGCAAAAATTGCAACTAACGCTGTTACAACGAATAAAATAAGTAATGCTGCGATAATAGGTACAAAGATAGCAGACAACGCAATAGAAATGGCAAAGTTTGCTAGTGGTATAAGACCGCCTAGAGTTGTTGCTACCTTGCCGACAAGCCCGTTCACTGGGTATGTAAAAGGTGATACAGTTGTTTTGACAACAGACTCTAAACTATATCGCTTTAATGGAACCGCTTTTACGAAGGCGGTGGACGCAGTAGATATCGTTGCTAACTCAATTACAGCTGCTCAAATTGCAACAGGAGCAATAACAACTGATGAACTGGCTGCTAATGCTGTAACCGCTGCAAAGATTGCTGCAAACACTATAACTGCAAGTCAAATAGCTTCAAACACAATTACAGCTGCTCAAATTGCAACAGGAGCAATTACTGCCGATGAAATTGCAACCAATGCCGTTACTACAGAAAAGATAAACGCTAGTGCCGTAATAGCCGATAAGATAGCAAGTAACGCTGTTACAACAGATAAACTATTAGCACTTGCTGTAACGACAGCTAAGTTAAGTGCAGGAGCGGTGACAGCAGAAAAAGTTTACGCAAAGGCAATTACCACAGAAAAACTTGATACTAATGCTGTTACCACAGAGAAAATTAATGCCGG